AGCGTAGATACTTGTCGGAGAGCCGGATAGCAACTTCCACCAGATGCACCGGGCCATCGTTGAATGTCGGGTCAGTCCACGAGAATGTGCCGCTTTCCGAGACGTGTCCCGTTTGGCCTGTCGGTGAGACCCGCGAGATGGTGAACTTGTAGTTGCTGCTGGCCTTGTTGACCGTGAGACCATAGGCCCAGTTCGTAATGTCGTCCCGGTTCTGGTAGAAGATCGCCACATGCTGCTCAGACGTGTCCGAGGTGTCCGCCTGATAATCCACCCAGCCCGCGTAGTAGACCTCTGCGGCAGCGCCAAGGGCGGGAATGGAATCAGAACCGCGCACAGTTCCCTCGGCCCTGTTGCCGTCCGTGGCCAAGGACAGGTGGTAGCGGTCGTTATCTCCGCGTGCCGCTGTGCTCTTAGGCCATAGCCAGGTGCTAATTGCCCTGTCTTCCGTATGGACAGCCCCGCCGTACGTGTCGAAGATACCCTGGCGAGGGTCACCGGCGGCCCCACTCGCAACCTTACCCCCCAAGTCCGGCAGCGCGAAGTTGATGATGCAACGCAGCATTTAATAGCCCTCGTCCGGCGCCGTTAGCCACTCGTCCGCTGTCACCATCGCCCGCAGCAAGGGTGGGCGCACAACGTAGACGTGGACGTGGTAGTCTAGGCCATTCGGCACAGGCTTGTAGTAGTCCGCCAACCTTCCCGTGGCCTGAGCCCGCGCCTGCACCTCTAAGGCCCGCGCCACATCGTAGGCGCTGGCTCCGGCGGGTACGGACGTGGCATTCAGGGTCACGCTCACACCGTCCGCCCAAGAGATCGTCTCCTGTGTGCGCAATACAGCGTTCGGGTCGCCCGCATCGCGGTGCCTCACCATCTGCTCGAAGGTCGCCAATAGCCGAGGATAGGGCTGGAAGACAGCGCGGAAGAACGCCCGCCCGATAGTCTTGGAGATACGTGAGTCCATCAGGTCAGCGGCAGTGTCCCAACACATCCCGTCAAGGTTCACCAGCAGGCTCCGTAGCTCAATGAGGGCGTTCAGCACCGCCGTGCGCCGGTTGGCGGGGACGCTGTTGATGACCAGTGGGGCACGCTGACGGATAATCTCGCGGATGACTTCGTAATGAAAGGAACCGGTGTCGGTGGGGAACTTTGCGCCCTGAATATTGCCGCCGCGCCAGTAGCAGCCGTGCGTCTGGGCCTGCGACCAGTCGGCGGGCCCAGTGCAGTTGATGAACTCGGCGCCTCGAATATCACCCAGGAAGACGGTTCCTGCGTCGAAGGTACAGCCGCGCAGCAGCGACTCGCGGGCGTGTCCGTCAGGCTGAGTGGAGGCGTCGAGCACCTGCCCGCTGAGGTTCTGGTTCGTCAAGATGCGGCGCGTCATGGCAACCTGAACGTCATCAGCACAAACAGGCCCTTGGCCCCCGTGCCCGCTACGTCGATGTCAATGTAGATGTGATCGCCCGTGTTCACGTCGTCGTTGGCAGTGTCGATGACCGCCGCAGCGGCTGCGTCCTCACTGTCGAACTCGGAGGCGTCTATGGTCAGCTTGGTCGAGAGCATGTCGGCGTTCGTCCTCGTGGTGGCGCTAGCCCGGCGCGAGCGGCGAATCTGGACGGTCGGGATGCCGGAGCTAGACACCGTTGATAGCGACGCCGCCACCTCAATCAAGTTCCAGCCGTTCATCGTAGACGGGATGCGGGCGTAAGCCTTGCCGTCCCCAACCGTGATGGCGTCCCCGCCTGGGTCTGAGACGAGTATCCCGATACTACGCTCCCCATAGTTGGAGCCCGCCAGGCCGTCCGGGGTCACGGCCCTGGTTGCATCGGTGCCGGTGTCCGTCTCCGCGATGGTGGCAAGCTCGACGTGAGCGGCTAGAGTGTCAGAAGCGGCAACGGCGGTGATGGCCTGCCCGGACATCGTGTGCGCACCGGATGCGGTGACGGCTGCGTGCCCATCCGATAGTGCCGCCATTGTAATTTGTCCACCCTGTAAGCCTGTAGTGAGGTGGGTATGATCGGCGGACTCCAATCGATATTCAGTGTGCAGGTCCGATGTCCCTGTTATCTGTGCGTGAGCGCCATCCTTGATAAGCAGCCCGTCGACGTTGACGCCGTTAGCCCCCGTGAGTTCGCCAACAGTGTCAGTCGAGACCGTCTTGACGAGCACGTTGCCAACCTCTGTGTCATCTCCAGCCCGAATCTGTAGCAATCCACCGATTCCCGCGCACTTCAAGAGGACCCCGTTGACATCGGGAGAGAGCATGTAGAAATTGCGGAATACGGCGTCACCAGTCGCACTATCGGCGCTGTTGCGAACGTAGAGGATGGCATCGAGAACCTTCAGGATGAGGTCATCGGTCGGCGTGCCGTCCGTATCCTCAATCTTTAGACGACGGACGTTGATGTTCTGTCCGACAAGGTCGTCTGAGCCGCTTTCGGCGTGGCTGCTGGCGTGGGTCCCGCCGCCGGGCAGGTTGCCAGCCTGTACACGTTTCTTGGCGTTGCCCGCCGCTGAGTCCTCGATAAGCAGCAGGTCGGCGTTGACCGGCGTCACCTTCTCCGTGATGGCCGAGATTTCAGAGGCTACGTTGTCATGGATGGCGTCGCCGTCGGTCGCCCCGGCGCTTGTCAAGTCCTCCCAGTTGGCAGTTCCGACGCCGGCGTTAGTGCAGACGTAGAAGGACGTTCCGTAAACCCAAACAGAACCCACGCTGTAGCCAGCGCTCGCGTCGTCGTTGGCCGTAGGCGCTGCCGTTCCGGCCAGGTTGCTCTTATGGACCGTGTAGATGCCAGCGGCAACCTTCCGCATGAACCCTTCAGCGTCCACGAAATCGCCATCGAGGATATATCCAGGGTGCGGGTTAGTAGCGTCCTCGTGATCTCCGACGGACTCGCCCTCGACCTGCTTCTGGGGCCGGATGCCGCGGGCGGGAGTCTCCCTGACGGTAGCGGCGATCTGCCGCTTCAGGGGGTCTTCGCGGGGGATAGCCATTAGACCCCTATGAACGTTGCCCAGAACTCCGGGCTGTAGTTGGCTGCCTTATCTAATGTGGTAGTAGTTCCCGCCGTACGGTTTTGGTAAGCGGTCATCTCGATGTAATCTGTGGCGGCGAAGCGGTAGTGGCAAGAGAGGTTCTGGACAGGGACGCCGTTTGAGGCGGGTATAGGCAGGTTGTTCACTACTAGTTGGGTAGTCCCGTTGAGCCGGATTCCTAACTGGCGAATCCCACCGGCAACATCTGCCCAGGCTCCGCAGCCACCAATGTCGTAGAGCCCAGCCTTGTTGATGGTTATGCGCGTGTTATTGGTGACGTTGTCGTGCATCCCATCGTTGTCCCAGCGTTCGGTGTTGAAGGCGACGGCTTGTGTGGTGTCATAGCCGATGGTCACGCTACCTGAATTGGTTACGCGGCAGTGCGGGACGGCGCCGCCGACAATCTGCCAGTTCGTCCCGTCGTCGATGTAGATGCATTTTGGGTCGTCCGTGGCGTAGTACCAGCGCCCAGAGTTCCCCGCAGCCGGACGGGCGGCGTTCGTCCCAACCTTGATCTGGGGGATGACTTCGCCCGTCGCCTGAACGTCGCCAGCGACAGCGTTGAACAGAGCGAGGATGTTCTGCGGGACTTGAATATTCAAGGTCGCCCGCGAGAGCGTACCGACTGGGAAATCGGCTGGCGTCGTCCAGTCGTCGGTACTCATACTGCTAGCACGTCCGCCCCATCAAGGGCCGAGGAATCAAGGATGAACATCGAGGCGTCCACGGGCACCACCTCCCAGGTCGTTAGCAACAGGGTCGCCCCCGCCGATATCTGCTCATTGATGGCGTCGATATAGTAGGCCCCGTTCACCTTCGCCGAGTAGGCGGTGTTGTCGTTGGTGATAGTCACGCGGTCTGAGATTTCCCGCGAAACCTGCTGGGTCGTCATCGCCGCCGTCTTGTTCACAAGCGCCACAGGAAGCCGCTCACGCTGCGTCACGTACCTGTCACCGAGATAGGTGGCCCAGCTATCGGCGTGGGCGCGAGAGTCCATCAGGCTGTAGTTGAGCGCGAGCTTGGAGGCGAAGCGCGGCGCACCCGTAGGCGTGTACGTCACCTCCGGCGTGTCGCTGGCGATGCGGACGGGGGTGCCCCGAATCCCGAACGTCGTGAGAAATACGGTCCGGGCAACGGTGTTGGTGAAGATGGCCTGCGCGCCACCGCCATAATCCTCAAATGCCAGGGTGACGTTGCCTGATTCGTCGGCGCCGCCACCGTCGCGGTTGGCATTGATGGTGTAGTCGGTGTTCGCCACCGGCTTCACCACGTCGCGGGCGAAGGCCCCGTAGTCGATATTCAGCGTCAGCGTCCCGTTGGGGCTAATAGCTCTGGGCACGGGGAAGAGGCTAAAGATGGTGGTCAGCGGGTCGCCCAATTCCCAGTCGGTGAAATCGACCTCCACCAGCCCAACTAAATCCTCAATGCTCTCCTCGTACGTGAGGTCAATCATCGCTTCGTCGATGGTCCCCTGGCTGGTCAGGTGGTCGCTCTCCCAGCGGTGGTCTCTCTCCTCGAAAACAAGCGTGCCGGAACGGTCGACATACACCAGCCCGCCCAGCTCCTCTTCCGCTGCCTGTTGGATCGCGCTCAGCGCCCTCACCCGTCGCGGGCCAACATAGCCGAAGAACATCACGCCGGCGTCCACCGACCGGGGGATAGCGTTGCTGAAGGCGACACAGTGCAGGACGCCGATACGGAAGTTAGAGGATGTGGTGGTCGTCACGTCCAGATAGCGAGCGGTGGAGCCCGCGTCGTACGTCCCCGACACGGTGATGCGCTGGGGGAGATGGGAAAGGGTGACGGTCGCCGTACCGCGTGAGCCGAGGTTGTCGGTGATCCCTAGCGTGCAGGTGTCGCCGACGGAGGCGTCGTCGTCGGCCCAGACGTAGACGGAGGCCTGAACCTTCTGGCCCGCCGCAGTCGCAGCCGTGATGGTGTAGCGGACGCCCTGGCTAGCCCCGCCAGAGACAACGCGCCCCGCCGTCCCGCCCTCCAGCGTCTTGCCCGTCGTCATGCGGGTGATGGTGCCACCGGAAAGCCCTGCATAGTTTGTCGTGTCGTCACGGAAACGAGGGTTGGTGACGAGTTCACTGACTTCCGCCAGGTCAGCGATGCGGTTGATATAGATGCCGGTCTGAACGTCACGCATCAGGGGTTGGGATACGTCCGTGCGCCCAAGAATGCCCAGCCAGTCGAAGCACTCTACTCGGACGGAGTGCTGTATCGTCGGGTTCTGGGTGATGGCGCGAACGAACCCCGTGAAGCGGTTCTGCGAGTCCACAGTGACCCGGACGCCTATGCCGGGGTGAAAGTCGGGGTAGATGGCGGAGCTGCTGTTCAGGGGCGAATAGCGCCCATCCTCGTTACGTAGGACAAGGTTGAGCGTCCCGACGTTGGCCTGGGACAGGTCGCGGTTCCGGCCCCGACGGATGCTGCCCGATAGCACGTCGGACGTGATGGTGTCCTCGTAGGTGAAATCGCCGTCCAGGTCCAACGTCACGGTGTTGGTGACGGTCATCTCAGCGCACTCCGTAGGGCGGGAAGCGCCCACTGGACGAACTGGTTAGCCTGGGCTTGGTCGCCGAGGATGGGGCCGGTGAAATTGAAGTTCAGGACGATGGACGAACCGCCGCCGCCCGCGCCAGCAAGCATCTGGCGGCTCTGAGCGTTGGAGAAGACGCGAGCACCCATACCGCCCGCGAGCAGCTCCGGCCCCCGCTCACCCACGACCGTAAGGGGCGTGTTGATGACACCGCCGTGCTGCTTGAAGCCCGGAAGGCTGAACCCCGGCGTCAGGTCGGGCATCTTCGGGAACTTGATTTTCTTGATCGCACCAACGAGCCGCTCAACCTGGTGTATCAGGAAGATGACGCTACCGGCGAGGGCATTGAACGCCGGCCGAACTACGCGGTTGAAAATGGAGGATACCGTTCGGAAGTTGAGGCCGAGGAGCCCCGTCACAGCAATAGCGAGAGCCATAGGACCAAGCAAAATAGACACGCCCAGCCCAGCAGCGGAGAGTGCAGCCTTCAGTCCCCTAGAGCTTTGGCCAAGGAAGTCCACGCCCCTGCTGGCCGCCGACACCGCCGACGACAAGCCCTTGAGCCCCACCGTTAGGCCAATGAGGCCACCCGTCGCTATTGGCAATGCCCGTTGCCCCAGCTGCATCAAAGCGACGTTGAAGTTATTCATCGCTATCTGTGTTTTGAACTGTGTCGTATCGGAGACTTCCTTAAGCCCCTTATCGAGTACGCCTGCGCCTTGCGCCATATCCACGAGGTTCTGTTCCGTCTGCGGGAGTTGGTTCCCGAAGGCGGACATGGCACCGATCATGCCGCGCACTTCCGGAAAGAGAGCGGCCCACGCCTCCTCGTTGTCGCCCACGGAGGCCGAAAGCCTTGCCATCGCCCCAACGAAATTGGTGTCTATCTCCTCGCGGAACTTTTCAACATCAAAGCCGAGCGCAGCGAACGTCTCCCGCGCCGCCTCCGATGGACTGAGAATCTGCGACAAAACGCCTCGGAGGGCGGTCACCGCCTCCGAGGCACCCAGACCAGTGTTCGTCATGGTGGCCAAGACAGCAGCCACCTGCTCAAACTCAACCCCCATCTGAGCAGCTATGGGAATGACGAAGCCGAGCGACTGAGCGAACTCAGTGGGCTCGCCCTTGCCCAGCTTGACAAGGTTGACCAGCGTGTCGGTAGCTTTCGCGGCGTCCTCGGCCCCAAGTTGGTAGGCGTTCATGACGGAGGTAAGCACGCTGGCCACAACCCCCGTGTCTCCCAGGCCAATCGTGGACGCCTTCGCGGAAAGCTCCAGCACCTTCATCGCCGTATCCACGTCCTTGATGCCGGACGACAGGATGAAGTAGGCCCCCGCACCGAGTTCTTGCGGGCTCTTGGGTAGCGTCTGCGTGAGTTTCTTGATCGCCACGTCGAGCTTGTCGGTGTCGCCCTTCGTCGCCCCAGTCAGGGCGCGGATGACGGCGAGTTGATGTTCGTAAGCAGCAGCGGCACCGATGGTGGATGATAGCAGCCTTTGGACGCCCGCCATGCTGGCCTGAGCGGCAAGGAAGCCAGCCGCGACGCCCAGCACCGTTGTTTTGAGGCTGCTCATCCTCCCGCCCAGACCCTGAGCCTCGGCACGCACCTTCTGGGCGGTGCCGGAGAACTGGTCCTGCCCCTGGACGAGAATCTGGACTACGTTCGCCACTTACTTCTCCATCGCCGCTATCTCGCCGTGCACCTTTATCAACTCAGCCTCTTCGGCCATCCAGTCTTCGGGTATCTCAAGCAGCTCCCACCAGGGCCGCCCGTAGTGCTGGGCAACCGTGCGGAGTGCCCATTCGCCGTAACAGAGCGAAATGTCCTTGTCCTCATCGGTCAGGACTCCAGCCCGTTCTCGCTGGGCGCGTCCGATGATCCGGTTCCTAAAGGGACAGGCATCACCGCCTCCCGAAGCGCTTCAGCCCCCCGCCGGAACATGGCGACCAGCAAGTCGTCGGGGATCAGGTCGAACCCTTCCGCCGTATGAGGTATCTCATTGCCCTCAGTGTCTGCGAAGTTCCACCACGGGAAGACTTCGAGCAGCAGCGTGCGGTAGGGCGTTTCGTCGCCGCCCTCGGCGGCCTCGGAAAGTTGGCGGTTTGTCCCGATGGGCAGGTTCGTGCGCCGGTCGCATAGGAAGCCGGGATAGCCGTCCTCATCAAAGGAGAGCCGAACGACCTTGACAGGCATCTTGAGGCGCGGCAAATGGCCGTTATCCGCCGTCCGCGGCTTCGCTTTCGTCACCATGTTGCCTCCGGTGTTATACTGATTGCCCCTGAAAGGAGGGGGGAAATGCTTACCGATTGGCGCGGCGCTAGTTCGGGCGGCGCTTGCTCGTCACCGTGATCGTCGCTATCGGCCTCCTGGGTTCTAGTAATGAGGTCACGCGGCCAGCCCCTTCGCCGAAGGATGGGCAGCCGTCCTCCGAGAGCGCAGAGTCAGACGTGCGCCAGCAACTCTATGGCGCATTCTTGGATCAGGCTCGCTCAAGTCTGAAGGGCGGCGATCCTGACTTGCTGTGCAAGCCAGATTACTGGCTGGTGGTGTCAGAACTCGTACCCAACGCCACAGCCAGCGACAAAGCGCTGATGCAGTTCGCGATGGGCGATGCCTGCGCGGAGGCTGGCTATCTAGGTGGCTCACCGCCATTCTCTCCGTACTACGATGACCGCTAGCTCCAAGCCGGAACAGTCCCATTCGAGAGCTGGAACGGTGCCGAGAAGGTCAGCGACCCGTCCGCAGCGCGGTTCAGGTCGTAGCTCGTGAAGATGACTTCCATCGATAGCGTCTGGCCGCTGATGGCAATTGCCAGCGTCCGCCCGACCTGACCGGCCAGAATCGTCCGGTAGTTCTTCAGGACGGTGTGCGAGCCCGTAGTGGCGGCGTCGTTGAACACGCCGTTGATGGTGCCCGACCCGTCACCGAGCAGCAGCAGGCGCTCCATCGCGCTCTTGTCGATGCCCGTCACGTCCTGAACCCCGGATGGAGTGTTGATCGTGATACTGGTCACGTCGTTCGAGATGTCCCGACCCGTACCGCCACTGTCATCGACGGTGCAGGTCATGCCCATGCCGGCTTCTTTAGCCAAGTTCTAACCCTCCTTCACTGAATCCGTTGTTTTACAGAGCCCGATCTGCCGCGTAGTAGCGGACTGCCACCACGGCGAATGTGCATTCGCTGAACGTGCCCGTTGTGTTGACCTTGAGATAACGCCTAATCGTCCGCGCCAGCGTGTCGGTCTCGATGCGCTCGAAAGTCGAGCCGGTAGCAGCCGTGAACGCGTTCAGCCCCGTGATGTTGGCGAAGGCTGAGTTATCCGCCGAATCCTGAATCCGCATGGTGGCGGAGGTACCGGTGAATGAGAAGACGTGGAGGTACGCCGACATCCCGAAGGCGGTTGATACATCCGTGAAATCAACGCCTGTGGCTGGGGCGGTAGCCACCGTATCAGTCCGTTTCCCAGCCGTCAGCATCTTGCCCCACTCCAAGCCGTAGGCGTTCGAGAGCGCCTGGACGCTGAAGATTAGCCCGCCGTCCGCGCTCCGCGTCGGGTCATAGTTGATCTGCTTGCCCGTGAGACAGGCCGACTCATTGCCCAGCGTCGTGCCCCGGAAGTAGGAGACGAGCGTGTCCGCCGTTGGGCGCAACTTCAGCTCCGCGTGCTCGGCCAGGGCAGCATCGTTGAAGAAGCTGTTAAAGCTAATCTCGCCGTCGTACTGGCCGAAGATGCGCTCGTGCGCGCTCTTGTCGATAGCGGTCACGTCCAGCGGGTTCACCGAGGAGCGGATGGTCTGTATCGCCCCCACGTCGCCGGACAGGTCGCTACCGCCTACGTAGAAGTTATCTCCGAGGCCGGATTGTTTAGTCATCGCTCATCTCCGCCGGACGGCGGGGTCATTTCCGCCGCCGTTATCTTGAATTGGCGCAAGACGCTGATCTGCCCTTCCTTATTGGGATAGAATTCCACCGTGACGACCGGGGCCTCATTGATGCAGGCTCTGAAAGCAACAGACTTTACCTGCTTCGGATCGAGACCCAAGTCTTCACAGAGGCTCGTTCCTAGAAGCATCGTCGGGTCGCGGCTGGCAAATTTCCCCATATTCAGTCTCCTATGCGAACACCGCCACGTCGTTAACGTCGAGCGGGATGATGATGTCGGCAATGCGGAACATCTTCGCCACGTCTGTCCCTAGTTGTAGGTAGCCGAACGTTACGGTGAGGTCGGTGGGCCGGAGGTTCCGCACGTTAGCGTCGCTGAAGTTGAAGTCGCCGCAGAAATCCTCTATCAGCTCGAAGACAGCCGCCCCCATCACCATCTCCGTGTTCTCCAGAGGCTCGGCGAAGGCGTCGGCGTAGAACCGCACGATGAGGTTGAGCCGCGCCTGAGCGTAAGTGAGCGTCGTCTCCGGGATACTGATGGACGACAGGAATACGGCAGCGGCAAGGGCGGTTGGCGGTGCCTTCGGTTCCCCGACTGTCACGCCGCCGGGGAACCGCGCCGACGCGGAGAGAAAGCTGTGCGTCTTCTGGAGCAGACCCTTCGGATCGAAGGCCATCAGCGCAGCTTCCCCAGCGCCTTCTTGACGTGCTTGTCTAGTATGTCCCGCGACAGACGTTGCAGCTTATCGCGGGTCCGGCGGAAGATGGCGTACCCCTTAAACCGCGTGGCCTGGTTGCGCGAGGAGACGCCCTCAAGCCAGGGACCATACACGACGCCTGAATCGCTAATGACCCCGTTCAGGGTGCTTGTCATGCGTCCGTGAATCGAGCGTGCGTAGTGCCCCGTGTGGCGGTAGCCGTGGGCCGCTGCGTAGGCGCCGGAGTGGAACACGCCCCCGCGTTCTCTAGGTTGAGCCATGCGGACGCCCTCGGCCTCGCCCGTGAGCACGGTTTCCTGTATGGCGTCGTGCAGGGAGTTCAGCACTGGCCCAGGGCCAAGCTGGAAGAAGGGGCCGGAAACCTTAACGGTTAGGTTCACAGCACCCACCATCTGGTCGCCGCTATCCAAAACCAGCGCCACGTATCATTTATAAACAGAAGGACTCCGCAGCCAAGAAGGTACGGCACTGAGACAAGGGCCGCCGTTATGAGTGCTGTGGTTGGCTGCCCCATCACAAGCCACGGTAAAGCGAGAACTATCAGGGACATGAACCAGCTTCCAATCCATATATTCACAGCGCCCTCGCCAGCGGGCGGTCATACTTGACCATGAGCGCCGCCTCCATCTGGCTGAGAATCCGTCCTCGCATCTCAACGGTGCTCTCCCCCGTCCCGATCACGCCCGTCCAGCCGCCTTCGTCCTGGTGCAGCGTGTGGATGGCGCGGGCGATAACGTACTCGGTGATGTCCTCCGGCACGGCGTACTTACTGATTGCCGTAGCGTTGGCGTGGACCGCTGCTGTTGTCCCGTTGACGCCGCGCACGATGGTCAAGGTGCGAGCCACCTGAACAGCGGTATCGTCGGCGTGGGCGGCCAGCGCCGTCCCGTTGTAGCCACGAATGACGGAGAGGACGTTGGTGGCGACGCTGGTGATATATATCTCCTCGGATTCGAGCTTGATGATTTCCCCAGCAACAAGCCCGTGGCTGCCGTCAACGGTAATGGTCGTGTCGGTGATGTCAGCGGTGATGCCGACGTCGTTCACGAGAATCGCGCCCAGCGCCGCGAACGCCCGCCCCGATACGAACACCTGCTCGGTCTCGATTAGGAGCGTGTCGCCAACCCCAATCAGCGAGGAGTTGGAGCAGACACAGCTTGTCGCAGCCGCATCGGACGCCAGCCCCGAAGAGACGGTACCAGCCGCCTCGGTGGCGTTCCCGTAACCCCAAGAGCCCGCCACACGCACCGCCCGTTGGTTGGTGGTAGAGATGGTGCTGGCAAACGTCGCGTTGGCATCGGTCGAGGAGCGGTCAAGCTCCAGCCGCGTGTAGGGCGGCCCCTCGTTGGCCGGCTCAAGGAAGATGTCAGCGGAGGGGATAGCCGTCGCCGTATCCCCATCACGGGTCACTCCGGAGATGGAGATTAGCCCTTCATCGAGGTACAGCGTCCAGCCGTTGCGGTTCCGGTCCGCAACGTCCCCGTCCTGCGGCCAGTTGAAGTTGCGGGTTTGCGTCTTGGGGATGAACACGCCCTCACGCAGCCCCAGGATTCGGTCGATATGGCGGGAGGCCGCGTCTATATGGCGGTCTACCTGGGCGTCGTTGTCCGAACCCTTGATGTCGGTAGCGAGCTTTACCTGTTCTCTGGTGGCATACCAGTTGTTAGCCATGCTTCACCGCCACAGCAGCGTAGGCGGGCGGGTCGAACTCAGCCCGCGCCAGAATCTCCGCTCGTTCAACCTCAAAGCCCTTGAGCCAGCGGTCGCAGTCCGCCTTCGTCACCAGCCCGTGTTTGTCGTCCTCCTGGCCCAGATGGACGAACACCAGAACCTTGCCGTCAGGCTGGAGGATGCGAAGGGCCGCGGCTATCAACTGCTCAGGCTTATCGGTGTGATCCAAAACGTTGAGCAGAAGCACCGTGTCGGCGTAGCCGTCGGGTATCTCCTCAATATCCGCCCAGGACCGCCAATCGGTCAGGCCCGCTTCCACATAGTGCTCGCTGAGGGTGTCGACGGCAACGGCGACGTGGGCAATCCCAACCTCGATAACGGGCAGCGGCCCAGCGCCGATCTCGACCACCGTGCCGAGGTCGTGCAACTCCTTCCAGAAGAAGCCGTAGTAACGGGCTCCGTAGAGCGCCCACATCCTTTGCTTGGCCGTGGGATGCTCCAGGAACGCCTTCCACCACGCCAACTCCGCAGCCTGCATGCGCGCGAAACGGCTCTTTGGCCGCTTCAATAGCGGTGCCGCGCTCTTCGTGTTCAGGCTCACGTCTTCGCCACCAACACCTCTTGTTCGGAACCGCCGTCTTTGCCGGGTACAGCCAGCACAGACCTCCCCTTGCCCGCCGCCCCACTCTCAGAGAGCATCCCGTGACGCACCCCCAAGTCAGCGACGGTCACCGAGACGACCGCGCGATGCTGGAGGACAATGCTGGGGTCGGCCCAAATTTGGAAGCCGCACTGGCGGGCACGTTCGCAGAACGCCCAATCTTCAGACAAGTAATGGATACGCTTGTCTTCGACGTTGTAGCCAGCCGCCTTTAGGGTCACACCCTCGTCGATGCAGAACGGGCGGAAAAAGTCATACATCGGGATGTCCCCGACGCCCTGCTCGCAGAAGACGATAGGCTCCGCACCGTGAATCGTCTGGAAGCACGGGTGATCAAGCATCGCCTGAACCACGGGCCTGGGGATGGCCATGAAGCCCGTAGCTAGGTAGCGCACGGGCGTCGGCTCCTGCCCTGGCCCGAAAGTCATCTTCTGCCCCGGCCAGAACAGCGATGCAGGGTGCGGCTCCCTTGAGCGGGTGACGTAGATTCCTCCAACCGGCTCCTGCTTCTCCCGCGCCAGGCGCGTCAGCTTGAACAGGTCATCCGGCCAGAACTGCACGTCATCATCGAGAATGACCATCACGTCGAAGTCCTTGAGTTCGGGCTCCGAGATGAACTTCGTGGCGAGTTGGCTGCGGGTGCGCGAAATCAGAGCATCGCCGTCGATGCTCTCCCAATAAATATCATCGTCCGGCACCCGCGACGCGATGGCAGCGACAAGGGAATGCGCCGCTCGAACGTCGTAGTATCGCCAGATGGGCGTGGCTATGTATGTGTGGCGCGTATAGCTACCCTCGCCTTCTGCGGCGCTTGTTCCGTTGCGGCTTCAGCGCCTTGTCTTCCGGCGGCCCTTCGACCGCCTTCTCTTCGACGGGCTTCGTTTCACTCTCAACCCGCCCAGAGTGGTCCACAGCAGTCTCTTGAAACGTAGGCTCCAAGCTCACCGCCTTACCCGTAGCGATAAGCTCCCCGGCGGCGTCGACGGGCAGGTCGTACACCTGCCCGTCGAATAGCGCCCGCTTTTCGCCGCCGATGCGAATGTCGGCCTGTTTGAGAACCTGCACTCGCATTAGTACGTGTGGGTAATCGCGCTCACCAGCGCCGTGTTGGCCGCCACAACGACCACCGCACGGACGTACTGGGCTACCTGGTCCTTGCGGACCCACATCTCTCGCGAGGCATTGGCGGAGTTGGAGGCGGCCAGAGTGGCGTCTGGGTAAGTGGTCGTGTTGACGTTGGCGAAGGTGCTATTATCTGCCGAGTCCTGCATGTAGGCCGCGACGGTAGCTAGCCCGGTTAGCGCCCCGGAAGTCACGACCACGTAGCAGCCGCGCTTGCCCGCGATGTCCACACCGACACCGTTCAGGGTTGCAGCACCGGAAGATTGCGGCAGCACCGACGGCGCGGCGGCAATCGCGGCTATCGGGTTGTGTACTGGGCTCATTCTTGCGCCCATGTTCCCTCCTTGTTTCAAGTTGGCGGGGAGCCCGCCAGTGGCGGGCTCCCCTTTAGCCGTCACTAGCTGGCGGCGCCCTTGATGATCCTGAATGCGTCGTTCTCGGCGAACAGGGAGTCGTAGCGCACCCGCGCCGCGAAGCCCACCTGGTCGTTCGCCATGAACAGTTCGTCAAGCCGGCGGATACTCATGCCCACGCGGTCGACGAAGTAGTACATGGAGAAGTCGCCGATGGCACCGACCTCTTCGTTGGCACCCACCGCCGCGCCGTTGTCCCAGCCTGTGCCGTCGAAGAAGACGATAGGCCGGCCCAGAAGCCGGGGACTGGGCTCAGCGCTCAGCAGCTCCTGGAAGACGTGGATACCAGCGGCGGTGGAGCCGATGCTGGCGATCAGCCCCATGAAGGAGCTGGTGGTATGCCAGGTCGCGTTCGCCCGCCACTGCGCGGGAAGCTCGTAGAACGCGGCCAGGATTTCCACCACGGTCGGGCCGGCCAGGGTCAGGAGGTCGGTGATGTCGCCGACGTTGCCCTGGGCGGCGCCAGTGGTCCTGAGCCCCAGCGGCTCCGTGGAGTTGTCGCCCTCGATGGCCTGCTGGTCCTCATAGCGGCCCAGCGACCGGGTGAACATCCCCGTCAGCAGAGCTCCGATGTCCACCGCCGAGTCCTCCAGAAGCTCCGAGGACACCTTGTTGATCCTCATGAACTTCTTGATGGTGAAGGGGACCTCAGAGAACGTCGGGTTGCTCTCGGATGCAGCCGCCTCTTCCGCCACCGCCGCCCAGGTCACGTCGTCCGTGGACGCGGGCATGGTGCCGGCGTCACGGGTCGTGGTCAGGACGGTGGAGATTGGCCGGGTCACGCCGGCAGGGACGCCCCGTGCAAGGATAATCGCTGTCCGCTGGTCGGTCGGAACCAGGAAACCACCCTCGCTGTCCGTGTCCTCCTGGAGCGCCTTCTCCCGCAGCCGGTTCAGGGCCTTCAGTTCGTCGCCCTTGAGCGCGCGAAGGCCGTAGCGGATGTACTTGATGAACGAGTCGTTCTCCTGCTGCGCCGCAACCTTCAGCTCAGGCGTCAGGCGGCGGATGATGGCCGGGTGCTGGACGGAGGCAGGGTAGCCCTTGATCCAGCCCTCGGACTTCTCGCTGGCAAAGGGGATGACCTCAAAGTTGCCCGAAGAGTCGCCGGTGGCCCCCTCCTTGTGGAGGTACACGCCGCTCTTGGCCTCGGACGGGTCCTGGCCCTTCACGAGCGCGTCCGTCGGGTTGCGGACTTCGCTGGCGGGGTCGTACTTCTCCAGGGCGGCCTTGACGACCTGCTCCTGGTGCTCGGCCTCATCGGCCTCCTTGTCCTTCGTCTGGTACTCGCCCCAGATGGCCCGGTAGGACTCGTTGTCCTTGTCCTCCAGGGCCTTCATGGCCCGTCCCAGAAGGTCACGAGCCTCATTTCTCAATTCGGTGGCTGTTGCCACTGTCTACCTCCTTAGTTTGTTCTCGCTAGCTCTTGGCGGAGCGCCTGCCGCATCTGTTCGCGCTGCAGTAACTCACGGCGTTCGTTGATGTCGTCCTCGGACAACTGCTTTCCGTCGCCCGGTTCAGATGCTGATTCGCTGGGAAAATGGCCGTTCAGGTGGCGCAGGACACCAGCCCTATCGCCTTCGGGGATGTTGGCGCTGGACAGCCGCGCCTTCGCGTTGTTCACCGCCGCACGGATGGCGACACTAGAGCCCGCTGGGTGGTGCGGGAACTTGTAGGACGATTTCGCATCGGCATCCCCATCAGGGTCGACCCAAGCGTGTTTCGCGCGCAGAACGCTAGCCGTATTGGGCATCCTTGAGACTTCGGCGGGGCCATCCCAGGTCGCGTCCGCGTCCTTCGGGGTTGTGTGGGCCGCGATGGCCCCCTTGTCCTCGGCTCCCTCGGCGCCCTCCTCCTCCATTCCCATCGCCCGCTCCATGCGCCCCATCGCGGTACGCATCGAGCCCATCGCGCCGCGCATCTCGCTCATCATGTCCTTGATAGCGCTCAGGTCCGGCACCGCGCCCTTGATCGCCAGCGTGCGGGTCTCGCGGTTGGCCCCGACTAGGACGGGGCTCACCTCGAACAGCTCCAGCCCCTTGAGGAAGCGGACGCGCTGCCCGTCGAACTCCCCCTCTTCGTCCTCCAGGACGCGGAAGCCGAAGCTCCACTCCTGGAGCGCGCCCATGTTCTTGACCGTCTTGTAGGCTTCCATGCCGGCGTCGGTGTCCAGGAAGAAAGCGCCGTCGAACACCGCCTGTTTGCGACTCACCTTCACGGTGCCCTTGCCGATGGGGTTATCCCACTTGTGCGACCAGACCATCGGCACTTCCTGGCCATCCTTGAATGCGCTCGGCTTCACCACGTCGCCGTCAGAGTCGATGGTGTTGAACACGCTGAACGCGGCCTGTATCGTGCCCGCAGCGTCGTCCTTGAACTCGACTGGGGCCGTTATCCACTTGTCCATTCAGGTTCCTCCAGGGCAATAGAAAAGCCCGCTTCCGGGCGTCTTAAGACGCTCTAGAAACGGGCTCTGGTTCCGAAGAACTCTGCGGCCCTGTATTCAGTTGGCTAGATTATGCGGTTATGCGGTTCAGGATGTCAAGGGGAAGCGCTGTCGGGTGCCCTCAGCGTAGACGCTGGCCGGGTCATACTTACCCCAAACGTCAGCGAACACACCAATGGCCGTGTCTAGGACCTCACTCGCCTTCTTGGCCTTGGCCTTATCCATCTCTTCGGACAGAATCAAGGCGAAATCGCGTTGCGCGAGTTCGGTCTGACCTCGAACATTACGCATCATCGCTTGGACTCGGACCTGTCCCGGCGTCAGCAAGTCCCAAGGATAGTAGGCCATCCCGTTACCCGTGGGCATGGCGACTGGGTAGTAACGGAGGATGACCTGGCCGACGCGAGTCGTCACCTTCCGCCCAAAGTGTTGTATCTCCGACCGCAAGCACGCCTTGAAGCGGGCTTCGTATGTTTCACGTGGTCTCCAGTAGGGGTTGGCGCGCTCGTATTCCTCCATCGCCATGTGGAACCGCGTCTCCTGCCTGAACCTCCGCCATTCGTCCTCAACCCGGATTACGCGCAGTTGCGCGTAAGCCTCCTCAATTATCCCGCGAGCACAGGCGGCCATTGGGTCCTTACTCATTGTTGATCTCCTGTCGAAGCTCCAGCTTTTCCCTAGCTAGGGAGGAAAGCCGTTGCAACCATTCGATGTAGGCGGGGATGTCGCGGACAATGGAGCGTAGCAACATCACATCGCCGGAGAGAGAATCGATGACCTCCAGAGAGTCGAGGTCAAGGAGACGCGCTGCAGCTAGCCAGGACTTGGAGAAACGGACGCCAATGTCCTCTTGCACGGCGCGGGCGGCCTGCTCCACCACGTCATCTCTCGCCACCACCGGCTCGCCGGTCTCCGTGAACAGAATCGGCACGGCCTCACCGCGCTTGATGCGGTCCTTGTATTCGGTCGGAACCGCATCGCTCTTGAGAGCTATTATTTTCCGGCGCAGGGTGTCGCGGTTCTCGTAGGCACGG